TCGGCACACCTGCCGACACCGGCACACCCTTACTGATCAGCCGGAACAGCCGGTAGTACGCGGTGGGCGGGTCACCGTCAAAGGTCTCGCGCGCCCGCAGGTAGAGCGTGACCTGGTGCCGCCAGACATCGACGCCGCCGAAACTCGCGGGCTGCGTCCCCTGCCAGGCGGCCATGATTCCGGGAGCGGGCATCTCGTGGATCGCCGCCGCAAGGCTTGCCCGCTTCGGATACTGATCGTGATAGGCGAAGATACGCTGCTCATCGCCGCCCATCTCGGCGACCAGTTCCGGGATGTCGCGCAGCAGCACGACAAGGTTGTCAACGAGTTCCGCTGGGTTGATCATCGCTGCTTCCCTCCCAGGGCGCGCTCGACGACTAGGCGGGGCTTCATGGCGTCGAGCATCTTCCGGGCTGCCTCAACGACCGCCGCCTTGTTCTTGGGCGAGAACACCATCCAGGCCTCGCGCTTCTGGTTGGCCCAGGCCTTGATCCGGTCCTTGCGGGTCGAGACGTTGGCCTTAGCCCGGTTCTCGCTGACCGTGCGGACCTGGAAGTTGCGCAGCAGGTCGCCCGAGAAGGTCAGGTTGCGGCGGTTGCCCTTGCCTTTGCGGGTTTTCCAGATCGCGTAGCGCTTCGTGAGCGGCTTGGCCGCGGCATCCTCCGGGCCCTGGGCGGCAGCGAGCCGCGCTTTCACCGCCGCAGCGCCCACCGCGCCCAGTTCATACATCTGCCGCTGGCGGAAGTTCAGCAGATCGAGCCGCAGTTGTTTCTTCTGGTAGACACGGACACTTGGCATCGATCGCCTCAAATGAACTTGTGCGCAATTGCCCACAAGTTGCGAACATCCGCCAGATCTGGCGGAAGTGCGACTTCCGGAAGATTTTCCGGAAGTCAGCCGGCCTTGCGGAGCCGGAGTACGGCGGCGCCCTCGGCGTCGGCCTCGATGTCGAAGACCTTGTATCGGGCTCCTTCGATCTCGACGTCGTCCCCGCGCAAGGGCGCCGCAGGTAAGTCCGCAAACCGGACGAACAGCACAGCATAGACTCCGGGCGCGGCGTCTTCGGCCTCCCGCCCCGGCTGAAACACCGCGCGGACGGCGGCCTGACCGCCAGCCTCAGGAAGGTAGGTAACCTCCCGCCCGAAGACCCGCAGGCAGGCCTCGTCCACACGGCTCACCTGGTCCCCAAACGCCATCAGGAGATAAACGCCCCGTTCAGCCGCACGCGGCCCGTGGCGTCGCCGTCGGCCGCAGCCCTCACAGCGACGCCGATCAGTTTGTTGCTGGTCGCGGTCTTGGTGATTACCTTCGTCGTGTTGTTCCAGTAGATCAAGGCGCCCTGCGACCAGCCGGTGCTCGCGCCGGCCTCTCGGGTCAGATCGAAGACGCCCGCCACCTGGAATTCGCCCTCTTCGCCGCTCGCCACATCGGTTGCGGCCACGCCGAAGATGGAGCCGACCAGCGCGCCGCCTCCCGAACTCACCGCGTAGGGCGCGGTGAGCGTCAGCGTTTCACCTTTCTGCACGTAGTTCTTCATCGTTCAGTCCTCCTGATCAAGCACCCACGTTCTTTTGAAGCCCTCGCCAGTCAATCGCCTTGGCCCCGAAGTCGAGCCGCGCTTTGATCTCGACCCCATCCACGTCGAAGCCCTGCCGGGTTTCGATGTACACGCCGTCCTGGCCCTCGAGGTAGGCGTACTCGATCGTGTCGATCTGGTCGGGCGAGGCGAACAGATACCAGGCCGTGGTGCTCGCCGCGTCGAGCCGGGGTTCGGCAATCGGCGTCAGGGCCCGAATGTAGTCCGGCACCAGATCGGCCGATTTCGCCGGCGCGAGGTTTGGCGCGATCATCTGGAAGGCCGCCAGTTGCAGCGCTACCGGCACCACCAGATAGCGCGGCTGCACGTTCAGTACCGTGATGCCGTCGAGGCCTTTCTGCTTAGCCATCGCCGCCATGCCCGCGCCCAGGCCCGTCAGGGCCAGCGCGCTGCCCGTGCCCGTGTTGAGGTTCGCGTGGTTGGCGTGGAACAGCGCCACGCCATCGCCCATCGCCGGGTTCGAGGTGATGATGCCCCACACCGTATCGCTTTCAAGCGTCGCCGCCGCCACGCCAAAGCCCGCCGGAATCCGGGTGAACGCGCTCAGATCGTCGTTGATGATCGTCTGCCGGGTGATCGAAACGATCCGGCCATAGGTGGCGAGCTTGTAGGTCTCCTTCGATTCGGCGATCGAGCCGTGGGTGAACTCGCCCTTCTCGTTGACCTTCATCAAGCTCGGCGCTTCGCCCAACTGCACGGCGTTGATGTTCTTGAAATCGACCGCCGAGCGCCGGCGCGAGAACGACAGGAAGGTACGCGGATAGGCTTCATAAGCCTGCCGCAGGGTCTTGTTGGCGACGTCCGCGAGGATCGACGGGAAGTCGGAGGTCGACAGGGCGAGCTTGGCGATCTCATGGCGCGGCAGCCGCCTGGTGCGCGTACCGGCGGTTTCGAGGCACTCCTTCGCCAGATCGAGCAGCGTCTGCCCGGCCCAGTCGCGGCCGAGATCGTCCTTCAAGGGGAACACCGCCGGATCGTAGCGGTGCAACAGCGCCGCCATGATCCCGGCGCGGCGGGTGTCGGCCTGATCGCGCGTGACCACGGCGGCCGCGCTGCGGATGGGATTGCGCTCATCCTCTTCCGCCCGCTTGTCGAGCGCCACTTTGCGGAATTCTTCAATCGAAGTGCCCGCCTCAACATGCTGAGCGACCAGGCGCACATCGACATTCAACGTGCGCCCGACCTTCTCGATCTCCCGGATGCGCGTGCGTTCGGCCAGCGCGGCTGCCTGGCGCTCGGCATCGAGGTTGATCTTCAGTTCGTCACGGGCCTCTTCGCCCGCGGCGGTAACGATGGTTTCATCCATCTTCTGCTCCTGTGGGCCAGTTGCCCGTTCGAACTTGAATCCCGCGCCCGGATCGGCGCCGATAGGCACCAGCGAAATTTCCTCGGGTTCCCAGTCGGTTACCAGCACCTGGCGCATTGCCGCACCCTGCGGCGTCACGTCTTCGATCGCGTGAATCGCCACGCCCATCGAGGCGTTGCGCAGGATGCCATCCTGGACGTCCTGCCAGACCGGATCCACGTCGGCGCGCTTCGAAAACCGCACCGTCGCTTTGCCTTGGCCGTTCTCGACCCACGCACGGGCGATGACGCCGATGACGTCGTCGACGGTGAAGTCGCGATGAGAGTTCAATAGCGGCGCCGAGCCGCTCACAAGACGTTCCATGCGGATCGCTCCCGGCTCCATCGAGAAGCGCATCTCGAACGGGCCACGCGAGTCATAGCGGCGGACGGATGCGCCCGTGTACCAGGTGAGCGTCGCCGTGCGCTCGTCGCGGTCGGCAGGAGCGAGCGCTTCAAACTGGGCTTCCAGCCGTTCTCTCGTTGGGGTCATGTGGAGGTTCCTCGTCAGCCAGAAAGTGTGAAATCTCGCGCAACTCGCGCTTCAGTTCAGCAACCGGCAGTTTTTGTTGCGCGCCGCTTTGCGTCACTCGGCGCGGATCGCAGTCGAGCACGATGCCGCGCTCATCGAGCATCCGGTTGATTTCGGCGATCTGTTCCAACTGCGCGTCGGGGTCGTAGCCCTGCTCGGCGATCGCTTGCCGCAGCGTCAGTGTGCCCGTGCGGAGGCGGTTCAGCGTGGCGACCGAGTCCTTGTATGGATCGACGCTGCCAAAGCCGGGCGGCGTCCACTCGGCGCGAAACGGCCCGGGCTCGGGGATCGCGCCGGTGGCGTACGCCACAGCGAGAAACCGCTCCCAGACTGGCGTGCAAAGCATTGGAATGAAGGTCAGCCAGCGAAAACCCTCGATGCCGTTGCGGAAGCTCAGCAGACCTGCGCGGTAGCTCGAGTAGTTCACGCGCGAAAGATCCCCGGTCAGCTGCTCGTAGGTCAGCTGCAAGCCCGTGGCGATTTGAGCCTGCTTGGCGGCGACATAGTCGCGGTAACCCGCCGAGGCCGACGGAGAAGCAAAGGTGATCTCCTCGCCCGGCTTCAGGTACTCGATCATGCCCGGCTCGAAGCTTTCGACGCGCTTTCCGGTGGCCGGGTCCGGCGCGGCCGGCGCAATCGGCGGACCATCCGGCCCCTGCGGCTGCGTCACAAACGCCGCGAAGCAGGCCTCGATCTTCTTGCGGACCAGTTCGGCTTCTTCGTACTCATCGAGATCGCGCAATGTGACCACGACCGGCGCAAGCCACGGCACGCCGCGCACCTGGCCAGGACGGTCCTTGCGGTAAATGTGCAGGACCTCGGTGGCAGGGACGCGCACGGACTGTAGCGACGCCCCTCCGCGTACGCCCGTCTGCACCACATCGCCGGGATGCTGGCCGTAGAGCCAGTAGAAGACGCGGCGGCCCACCAGATCGAACTCGACGCCCTGGATGATGTAGCCCGTGTCCGTCTTTTGAGTCTTCGTGTGATCCAGGTAATCCGGCTCGAGCACCTGGATCTGTAGCGGAACCGTGAGTGCATCGCTTTCGCGCCGCTGGCGGAAGCGCACCAGACATTCGCCGCTCTCAAACACCGTGCGGGCGATCAACGCCTGGAGCCCGTAGAAGTCGAGTTGGCCGTCGGCGTCGCATTCTTCGATCCAGTCCGCCCAGGCCGCGTTGATGGTCCGGTCCAGGTCCGGCTCGCCGCTTCGCGCCTGCGCCGTGATGCCCGTGCCGATGGCGTTGCCCACGACCTCGGCGACGGCACGCGCCGCGTAGGCGTTGTTGCGGATCAGGTCGCGCGAGCGTTCCCGTAGTCTCGACAGCGCCACCGAGATCTCGGCGTTGGCCGAGTTGCCGGTGGTGACCCAGCCGCCCGTGCGGCGATCGGTCCGCGCGCCTTCATAGGCCAGCCGGATCAGTTCTCCGGCGCGGCGCGCGCGCATCCGGCGCAGACCCGTCTCGGGCGATACCCAGGCGATCGCTTTGTCGAGCCAGTTCATCCTTTTGAGGTCTGAGCGAAAGAGAAACGGTCTGTCGCCGTGCCGGATTCCGCGGCCAGCGCTTCCTGGATCACGGCGCGCGCCTGGAGGAGTTCGTCCATCGAGCGGTAGGTCACCGCGCGGTCGCCAAAGCGAACGGTCAGTTCGCCGCTGGCGATGGCTGCTTCAACGGCGTCGAGTTGTTGCTGCGTCCAGGCCACTCAGATTCTCCGGCGTTTGAAGTAGAACGTCGCCCGCGATCCGAACTCGCGTACGACGGCCACCAGCTCCCACCCTTGCGCGCCGTACTCGGCCAACAGGTCCGGCGATTCCGCATCACCGGTGACCACCAGGTATTCCCATCCGCCCGACGTCCCCTGCGCGCTCGGCTGACTTCTGACTTTCATCGCGTGAGCCACTTCCTTCCTCGCTCGCCCAGCCAGCGTTCACGATCCCGTTCATCCTCAGGGACAGGCCGGGGCCGGTTCGCGGCCAGGATCCGGTCGGCTTCGTTGTCGAGCGACAGGCCCATCGAGACCAACGCCCGCAGCGCTGAGTAAGCGTAAACCCGCGCGTCAAGCGCTTCCTGCCTCACACTCGGCTTCGGCCGCCACTCGCGTTTGGGCTGGCCCTTGGCGTAAGTAGTCACCAGGACTTCGCCCAGGAGTTGTTCGAAGTAACCCTCCTCGCGGTCGGCGGGAAAGTGCGAGTAGCCGGGCGTGCGTGGCGTCGGATTCTTGAGCCGCCCGTAGATCGTCTCCTTCGCCGTGTCTGTGCCTACGATCCACGGCTTCTCGCCACGGATGTTCTTCGCGGTTGGCTTACGTTGCCAGACGGGCAGCGGCCCGCCCTTGCCCTTCACGGCGAAAATGCGCCGGTGATAGCGGGTCCGGCAGAACTCATACACCGCCTGCGATTCATATCCCGAATCAATTGCGCACGCCGCCACTGGCAGCGAGGTCCCCGTTTCGTGCGGCCAGCGGCGCTCCAGATATGTATCGAGTTCCTGCCAGACCAGCGCTCCTGAGGGATCGCCCGGCAAGACGCGGTACTCGATCGACCACGATTCCTCGCCCCGCCCCCAGCCGACGAGTTCCAGCTCGAGCCGGTCCTTCTGCACATCCACGCCTGCCGTCAGCACAACAGCGCCATAGGGCACTGCGGCCCGGTAGTGTTCGCGCCGCGCCATGACCGTCGCCTGGTCGACCGTGGTCTCGGCCGCATCGTCCCAGGGTTCGGCGAGCACCGTATTCACGAACTCGCGCAGCGTCTCGATCGACTTCTTGTCGGCCAGGAACTTCTTCGCCAGCGCGCCCCACTTGCGCCACGGCGAGTACAGGCCGTTGATCCAGAAGCCGGCGATGTCGGCCACCTCGGGCCGGGCGGCGCGCCACTCGCCGGCTTTGAGCATCTGATGCTTCTGCCAGTCGGCGATCAGCTTCGAGCAGTGCTCGCAGCGGTACAGTGCCTTCTCCGGCGCATCCTTCGGCCAGACGAGGTTGCCCCACGCGAGCACCTGGTAGGCCCCGCAGTGCGGGCACGGCACCCAGAAGCTCTGCTGGTTCGAGTTGAGCCAGGCTTGCTCGATGCGCGATGCACCTTTCGTGGTGGGCGTCGAACAGAGCACGATCTTCCGGTTCCAGAAGTTCGCCGTGCGCGTAATGGCGAGGTTCACCGGATCGCCTTCACTTCCGGCACTGGCCGGATAGCGGTCCACCTCGTCGAGCAGACAGTAGCGGATGGAGCGCATGGCCAGGCCCGCGGGAGAGTTCGCCGCCGCGAGGGTAATCGAGCCGCCCAAAAACTTCTTGTGCAGGATCGTGTTGTTCGAATCCCGCGAGCGCGCATCAGCAACCTTGCCGCGCAGGCACGGCGTGTCGCGCAGCATCGGCGCGAGACGGTCCTTCGAAAAGGCCTCGGCATCGACCTCGCGCGGTTCCACCAGAAGCACCGGCCCTGGATCGAGCTCGATGATGTAGCCGAGGAAGTTCTCGAGCAGTGAACTATTATGCGTCGGAATCATCCCCCGGCCTGCCAGGAACAATCGCGACGGAGAATCCACCGCCAGACACCGCACTGGAACCGATGAGACGGGTTCGATCGCGACGATGCTCCGGCGGCGGCTCTCGGTCGGGCGACTCTGACGCGAACCCACGCTACGGAGACGATCGAGCTTCCGCTGGAGCCGGAATGGCTGATCTTCCCGGTACGCCGTGAAAGTGATCCGGTACTTTGGGCCGCAGTCGGCGCCGCGTAGTGTCGCCCGCCCAATTCTCAAGGCTGGTTTGAACCCCAAAGACACCGCGAGCTCGTAGAAATCGCGTGCGAGACGTTCGTTGGTGTTGGTGAATTCGACCGCTGAGCCCGTCAAAGACGCATATCCGTCAGTATCCAGCAGTCCCTGGAGCAGAGCGAGCCGTTGTCTCTCCGAAGCGCGCAGATACATCTGCGGGATGTGCTTGTCGCCCAGCACGCCCAAGCGCCGGAGTTGGGCAGTCATCGTGTCGGAGGTATCCGGCGTATTCGTTGCGCCAGAGACTCGCGGAAATAGCCGTTCCTGGCCGAGGCGTTCAATGCGCCGCCGCTTGGTCGCGACGGCCCGCATCGTCTTGCAGCGGCGGCAACCATACGGGCTTAAGTTCGCCCCTTCGAGGCGGTGCCCTCTTCGGCATTCCGCGCGCAGAGCGAGGCGAGTTGCACGGCCCACTTGAACGGTGGCTACTCCGGTTGGCGTGCAGCGGATGACCCGCGCATCAGTGCCGGTCGCTCGCAAGAGTTGGTCCATTCCATCGCTGAGAAGGCCGGTAATCTGGGCCGAGTGAGCGTTGCCGTCACCCAGCCACACACCCAATGTGTAGGGTTCGACAGGCAGAACCACGTTGGGGAGCTCCAGTGGCTTGGTGCAAGCAATGCGGTATCGAGAGGCTTTTCGTGGTTGCCGCGGGATAATTACCTCCGCAGCCATCTCTTCCGTGCTCACTTCGCGAAAGCGGTCCTGCCGCCGGTCGTACGCCCTCCAGCGATGTTCGCCGTCGGTGACGATCTCGTTGCCGTCATCGAAGCGCACACGGTAACACGGCCGTCCATACTTGATCTCGCTGACAGCAACCGCTCGACAAGTGGCGCCGCGGTCATCGAACAAGGTGTCGCCGGGTTGAACCTCCCCAAACCGCATCCAACCGTCAGGCGTCGGAACTGGCGTGTCGAGAGCAAGGCATTTGCCACTTTGGGCTGCCCACATCATGACGACCGTCTCGTACGGGCTCGACGGGCCCATGGCATCCATCACTGCCCGCTGATAAGGCGCCCTGTCGGTGCGCCACTCACCCTTTTCCGAAGCCGATTCCGACGACAACCGCCGGTTCTGATCCGCCCATTGCGAAACGGTCAGGTCCGGCGGCGGCAACAGCACATCGGCCGCCAGGATCTGGATTTCGTCAACGCGCATGTTGGACGGCGCGGTGGGTATCGTTGAGCAGGACGCGCGCCTCGCGC